CCATATCGACAGGTCGGAGTCATGACCCCGAACGCCGACTCAGGGGCGCTTATGGCACTGGCGCTATACGTTAAGGACCTTTTTGACGGCGGCCATTTCAACGGCAGGCTTGGCCGCCTCCAGCAGGAAACGCTAGAGGACTACCTAGAAGCCGCCCTGCCCCCTAACGACAGGTCGGAGCCTTCGGCGGGCCGCGAGTGGCATGGCGGCGGCCTGGAGATTCAGCTCCCATGACCGCCGAGAACGGCCATGGTGTCAACTCCGAGCCCGTTTGGTTGCGCCACACGGAAGCGGCGGCGAGGGCTGGTATGTCTGACGCATACCTATACAAACTGGTGGCGGATGGGCAAGGTCCACGCCGGGTCAAGATCGGCGGGCGTGTGCTTTACAAGGCCACGGAACTCGACGAATGGATCGCCGGGCGATGACTACCGCCGAGAACAAGCCGTGAGCAGCCGGTTCCGTCGGGCCATGGCCAACGCCGACGCCGTCCGCCGCCAACGTCATACTGGCGACCAGTCCGGGCGTGGGACAGTTACGCGTGCCCCGCACCAGAACGAGAGCCCAGAGCACAGGCCACCAGTGGACGACACGCCCGGACTTTGCGAGTGGCCAGTCAAGCGGCGTCAGGGGAATGCCTGCCGCTGCTCTGCCAAGCACAGGATGGTGAGCACCAACCGTGTCGAACTGTGGGTCTGTGGCATCCACATCCGCAGTGCTCTCGTCACTGGTTGGGTACTCGACAACAAAGACGATGCCTGACGCCTACCACCGCGCCGAATACCAGCGCCTCCGCCTGGTCGTCCTCGACGCCGCAGGCTGGTGGTGCCAGTGGCCGGGCTGCCACAACCGGGCCACCACGGTCGACCATGTCACACCCCTGGCCTACGGTGGCACCAATACGCCAGGGAACCTCCGGGCGTCATGCCATGCCTGCAACAGCAGGGGCGGGGCGAAGATCACCAACGACCTGAGGCGGGCACGCAAGGTCGGACGCCGGTCGCGACGCTGGTAACCCCCCACCCATTTTTCCTGGCCGACGACGTCGCTCATCACGAACGCAGTCAAAAATCTCCCGAAAAACGGGGCCAGAGGGAAAAAGGGTGCAAACTGGCGGGCGATGGCCAGACGGACCCGGAATGTGGCGGCATTTGAGCGGACGTTGGCGGCGCTGAAATCGACCGGCCGGCTCGAGGAAGTCGACGCCGCCCTGGTCGGGTTGGGCCGCACCTTGGCGGCCCTGCTCGACGACCCGGACGAGCCGGTGGTTCAGACCGCCTGGGCGTACAAGTCTGTGGTCCGGGAGTTGAGAGGAGCGCCGACGGTTGGCGACGAAGACGAGCTCGGTCAGCTCATCGCTGCGCTGCGAACCCCGGTGGGCGACGCCCCGGAGTCCTGACCGGCTGACGACGGGCGGCCGGCTGGGCTTGCTCGCCCAGATTCTGGGCAAGCCGCTGATGCCGTGGCAGGCCAGGGTCGCCAATGTGGCCGGCGAGCTCGACGCCGCTGGCCTGCCCGTCTATCGGGAGGTACGGGTCACGGTGCCACGGCAGTCGGGGAAGACGACGCTACTGCTCGCCGTCGAGGTCGACCGGTGTCTGTCGTGGGGGGAGATGCAACATGTCCTCTACACCGCCCAGGACCGCAACAGCGCCCGGGCCAAATGGGACGAGCAGCTCGAGCAGTTGCAGCGCACCGAGCTCCGGCGCGTCTTCAAGGTCTACCGGCGGGCCGGCGCAGAGCGGCTCACCTTCAAAGCGACCGGGTCGACCATCGGGATCTCGGCGTCGGGGGAGACCTCGGGTCACGGCCAGACGTTGGACCTGGGGATTATCGACGAGGCGTTCGCCCAGCGTGACGAGCGGTTGGCGCAGGCGTTCCGGCCGGCGATGATGACCCGGCCGGCGGCGCAGATGTGGGTGGTGTCGACGATGGGCTACCCGGAGGGCTCGGAGTTTCTGCATTCGAGGGTGGACGACGGCCGGGCCCGGGTGGAAGCCGGGGAGCGGTCCGGGGTGTGCTATTTCGAGTGGTCGGCGGCCGACGACCAGGACTCCGATGACCCTCGGACGTGGTGGTCGTGTATGCCGGCGTTGGGGCGGACGGTGACCGAGGAGGTGATCCGGGCCGACCATGACGCTATGGAACCCTCGGAGTTTTCCCGGGCATACCTCAATCGCCGCGCCCCGGGGGGGAAGCCGGTGATCGACCCGGCGTCGTGGCAGGCTTGCCGTGATCCCCGCTCGCAGCTGTCGGGCCTGCCTTGCTTCGCTCTGGATGTCACCCCGGAGCGGTCGGCGGCTGCGATCGGGGTGGCCGGCTGGCGGCCCGACCGGCGCCGCCATGTAGAGGTCGTCGAGCACAGGCCGGGCACGGATTGGGCTGTGAGCCGTCTACAAGCCTTGGAGAGACGCTGGAAGCCGTTGCCGGTGGTGGTGGACCCGGCGTCGCCTGCGGGGAGTCTGCTGGTCGATCTGGCCGCGGCGGGGGTGCCGACGTTGACGGTGAACGCCCGGGAGTACGCGCAGGGCTGCGGGCAGCTGTTCGACGCGGTGGTGGAGGGCAAGGTCGCCCACCTGGACCAGCCGATCCTGAATCTGGCCGTGGGCGCGGCCCGCAAGCGCAGCCTGGGGGATGCCTGGGCGTGGGCCCGCAAGTCGGGCGGGGACATCAGCCCGCTGGTGGCCGTCACCCTGGCCTGCTGGGGGCTCGTCACCGGCGGCCAGGGCGACGCCCAGATCCTCTAAGTTTACGAACAGCCGGTTCTAGTAACTTGCGCTCCGACGTGCGAAAATACGTTCCCGTGATCGCCCAGATCCTCGGCGTGGTAGCGATGGCGGTCGGGTTCGGGCTGCTGGCGGTGTGGGCCGGGCTGGTCGTCGGCGGGCTCGGTCTGCTGGCGGCGGGGACGGTGGCCGAGTTGGAGTCCAGGGCCTGATGGGCCTGGGCCGGGTCTTGGTCCGCAGCTCGCCGAACGTTCAGGCGGTGATGCACACCCCGACGCCGTTCATGGCCGGCCCCGAGCAGACGTTCAGCCCGCCCAGCAACGTGCTGCCCCCGCCGAGCGAGACGCAGGCCCTGTCGTGGCCGGCGTTCCTCAGGGGCATGGCGTATGTGACGGGGACGGTGGGGATGCTGCCGGTGACCGCCTACCGGGGCACCGAGGCCGTCGATCCGCAGCCGGCGGTGATCCGCCAGCCCGACCCCAACCAGACGCCGATGGCGTTCTGGGCGGGCGTGGTCGAAAGCCTGCTGTTCTACGGCAACTCGATCAACATCATCACCTCGACCGACCGCTACGGGTTCCCGATCACGTTGAAGCCGATCCACCCGACGCTGGCCGCCGTCCGCTTCCAAGGCAACCCTATGAGTCCTCTGATCGGGGCGTGGTATGTGGCCGGCGAGTTCTACGACCCGTCCCAAATCTGGCATATCAAGTCGCATCTGGGCCGGGCCGGCTGGCCGCTCGGCCGCGGCATCATGGACCTCAACGGCGATGCCATCGCCATCGGCCTGGCCCTGCAGTCCTACGCGGCGAGCTACTTCAACGCCGGCGGCATGCCCACCGGCGTCCTGCAAATCCACCGCCCGGAGATCACCCAAGCCCAGGCCGACTCGGCCAAACAGGCGTGGATGTCGAAATATTCGGGGGTGTCATCGATCGCCGTCCTCAACGAGCTCACCACGTTCACCCCCGTCTCCTTCCGCCCGGTCGACTCCCAGATGGTCGAGTCCCGCCAGTTCAGTCTGATCGACGCCGCCCTCATGTTCGGCCTGCCCCCGTCCAGGCTGGGCGCCAACGTGGGCGGCGGCACCTACCGTAACGCCCAGTCCGAAGAAGTCCAGTCGAGAAATGACGCTGTCGCCCCGTGGACGTCGCTGCTCGAGGAGGCGGCGTCGATCGAGCTCCTCCCGAGAGGCCAGCATCTGCAATGGGACCTGTCGGCCGCCCTGCACACCGACACCCTGTCCCAGTACCAGGCGTACCAGGCGGCGTTGGGCGGGCCGGGACCGACGTCGGCGTGGCTGCTCGTCGACGAGGTCCGCTCCCGGGAGAACCTGGACCCGATGGCCATCACCGCCGCCGAGATCGACGCCGAGGTCGAAGCGGCCGGCGTCACCGTCGACGAACCGGCCGAGCTGGCCCCGACCGGCCAGCCGGCCGCCCCGCCGGTGGTGGGCGGCGAACCGGTCGGCAACCAGGCGTTCGCAGGAGGCGCAGGAGGAGGGAGCAGCCCGTGACCAGCTTTCAGGCCGCCAACCAGCAGATGGGCATGGAATACCGGGACGTGTGGACCACCGCCTACGTCAACGACCTGCCCGACTCGAGCTTCTTGTACATCGCCCCCGGCGGCACCAAGACCGACGGGCGCACCGACGGCGCCCACCGCTACTTCCCGGTCAAGGACGCGGCGGGGAAGCCGGACGCCGCCCACATCCGCAACGCCCTGGCCCGCATCCCCCAGGCGTCGACGATCCCGGCGTCGGCGAGGGTGGCGGCCATGGCCATGGCCAAACGCATGGCATCCATGCACCCCGACATTGGCACCGGGCCGGGCATGGGCTACCAGGGCGGCGCCGGCTCCGGCCGCTCCCGGGACCCGGAGCCGGCGATGGAATGGCGTGACTTCGCCGTGGTCGTCCACATGCGGGCCGACGGCGACGGCCGCACCCTGGTCGGCCGGGCCGTCCCCTACGGGGTGGCGGCGGCGCTGCCCGGCGGCGGCTTGGAACGGTTCCTGCCCGGCGCCTTCGCCCGCCAGGTCGCCGCGGTCGACCAACTGGCCCGGGTCAAGTTGTACGCCTCCCATACCGACCGGCTGAACGGCCAGCAGCCCATCGGCCGCACATCGATCCTCTCCGAGCGGCCCGACGGCCTGCACGGCGAGTGGCCGCTGTACAACACCACCAAGGCGTCCGACGCCCTCGAGCTCGTCCGCTCCGGGGAGATCACCGGCCTGTCCATCGGCTTCAAAGCCCTGTCCAGCCACAAGGGGTCGGACGGGGCCACGGAACGTCAGACCGCCATGCTCGACCACATCACCCTCACCCACGAACCGGTCTACGACGGCGCCGCCATCACCGCCGTCCGCTCCCGGGCCGAGTCCCGGCCGGCGCAGACGTGGCGGGCCGATCTGCTCCGAGCTCAGGGCATCCTGGCCCGCCTGGCCGGCCCCGGCTAACCTGACCGGCGACGGCTGAACCGCCGAGAGGTGAACCGCCCGGGGCCCGGGTGAACCGCCGAGGGGTGAACCGGCCGCAAGGGCGACATCCCTTGCGCCGCACGCCCCGGCGCCCTTGCATCAGGGGAGTTTCACCATGGCGAACCGTCTCATGGACAAGCTGGCCGGCGACTACCGCCAGCTGGTCGAACAGTACGAAGGCCTCCTGAACCGCTGCGCCGAAGAGGGCCGCGACCCCGACGACACCGAAGCCGCCCTCCTCGACGGGCTCCGCTCGGAGATGGCCCCGCTTGGCGACCGGCTCGTCGAGCTCCGAGAAACCGACGACCGCAGGATGGCCGCCGTCAGAGCGATGACCGACCTGCCCGCCCTGCCCGACAGCTCGAAACTTCCGGTCGTCCAGGTCCGCTCCGAGGAGATGGTCTACCGGCCGCCGGAGGCGGGCGCCGACCGCCGCTGCTTCTTCCGGGACCTTTTGCACGCCCAGCTCGACCACGACCCCGCCGCCGTCGCCCTGCTCGAACGCCACAACCTGCAGATGCGGGCCATGGGCACCACCGGCACCGGCCCCGGTGTCATCCCACCCAACTGGCTGTTCGAAGAGTTCGCCATAATCGCCCACGGCGCCCGCCCCTGGGCCGACACGCTGCGCCGGGTCGGGATCGACAACGCCAACCCGGTCAACCTGGGCAAGCAGGTCACCCCCGGCGCGGCGATCACCGCCACCACCGAAGGCTCCCCGGCCGGCGACGGCTCCTTCAACGCCAACATCATCACCACCAACCCGGTCACCTACACCGGCAAGGTCGACGTGTCCCGCCAGCTCGTCGACGGATCCAACCCGGCCATCGACGGGATCATCTACGCCGACTGCATGGGCGCCTACAACGAAGCGGTCGAGAACGCGGTGGTCGCCGCCTTCGAAGCCCTGACGGGCGCCGGGCTGGCCGCCACCATCACCTACCCCGGCACCGCCCCCGTGTACACCAACCTGCCCGACTGTTTCATCGACGCCGCCGCCTCGGTCATCAAACGGCGCAAGGCGCCGCCCCGGGTGGTGTTCATGTCGACCGGGGCGTGGGCGTTCCTGTCGAAACAGAAGGACCAGCAGGGCCGGCCGCTGGTCACCACCGGCGAACACGGCCCCATGAACGCCTACGGCCTGGGGATGGCCACCCAGTACGCGCACATCGCCGGCGAGGTCGTCGGCCTGCAGTGCATCCCCTCCTGGGCGGGGGTCGACAACCACATCTACGTCGTCAAGGCCGACGACAGCCTCCTCCTCGAGTCCTCGACGTTCAACTTCCGCTACGAAGAGGTCCTCGGCCCGTCGGCCATCCGTCTCGGGGTTTGGGGTTACGCGGCCCCAGTTTTGGGCCGGTACCCGTCGGGGATCATCCGTATCGACGCCGGTACCACCATCCCCGCCCCCGCCGAGGTGGCCGAAGAAGAAGCCCCCGCCGTCGAGGCGGAAACCCAGACCCGGTCCCGGTCGGGCCGGTAGACGGCAAGGAGCAGCTCGGTGACGTTGGACGACCTGCTGGCCCTGCTCCCCGACAACTCGTCGGGGGCCATCTCGCCGGCGGACATGCGGACCGTCGTCACCGAGCTGTACAACGACGCCAACCCGGCCTATGTGAACGTGGTCAACCAGGGGCCGGCGACGCTGGCGGTCAACGCCGCCTTCACGCCGGTCCCCGGCACCACCGTCTACCCGCTCACCCTGGCCGAAGCGCAAGACATGCAGTTCGTCCTGTCCACCAACGTCGACTCGGTGGCCAACTCCAACCAGATCCAGGTTGCCCTGGACCTGACCGGGGCGACCGTCGTCCCGGCCGGCTCGAAACCCGAACAGGTGCTCCTCGTCGGCGGCAAACAGCAGGTCCAGGCCCGCCTGGAGGTCACCTTCATCGCCCACCTGGCCGCCGGGACGACGAACATCGCTGTCAAGTACACCGCCCAGGTGGCCGGCGGGATCCTGTCGGCCATGGCCGTCATGGCGTCGGTGGTGTCCAACCTGTGAGCAGTCCGTGGAGCTCCGGTTTCGACGGCGGCTTCGGTCACGGCGCCCCCGAGGGCATCGCGGTGACCGGCTGGCCGACGGTTGTTGACGTCGAGAACTGGCTTCGCACCACCGGGGCGTCCACCCAGGAGCAGACCGTCACCGCCCAGGCGTTGGCGGCCGCCATCGACTGGGTCACCCAGCGGGCCGACCCGGCTTGGACCACCCCGGGCCTGCCCGGCTTTCTGCCCGCCGGCCTGTTCCAGGCCGCCCTGTTGGACGCCTGCCGCGGCTACCGGCGCCGCGACAGCGTCGACGGCACGGTCGGCTGGGGGGATATGGGCATCGTCCGCGTCGGCCCCAAAGACCCCGAGGTCGACAAGTACATGGCCCCCTACCTGGCCATCGTCACATGACCTGGAACCGCACCCCCGTCGCCCAGGCCCTCACTGCCCTGTTCCAGGCGGCGGCGCCCATCGCCTTCGTGCACGAACGGCCCCCCGAGATCCTCAACTTTCCGTCCATCGTCATCATGCGCCCCGTCCAGGTCCTCTACGGCGCCGCCGGTCTCGGCGTCGACGACGTCGAGCTGCCCGTCGCGGTCGTCCACGGCGTCGAACAGGAAGACGCCCTGGAGGCCATCAAGTTGGCCGTCAAGCAGGCCGTCGACGGCGACCAGGGATTGGGCGGGGTCGT